CATTTTGCCATGTTGGAAGTGTATTCCAATCTTTCATATACATTGTAGCTTCTACCATGCATCCTGCAAAGAGAGCCTCATAACAGTAATCACTAAAATAATTTTGAACTGTCACACTTGTACCTGTAGCAGAAGCCAGAGGTAACGGCTGTGACTGTGATTGAATTTCTACTGTTAATGCTGAAACGGGAGTGGGTACTATTTTTATACTTGAATTATTTCTACGAGTGTAGTATCTAGGCGTTCCTGTAGACGCACTAACAGGCCAGTAGTCATTTACATATTCTACTGTCCTTTGAAGAAGGTTAGTAACTTCAGTTCCATTACTAACTTTATAGTTTACATTTCTGACAATACGTACTCTATCATTTAAAGATACAGTACCTGCGTTACCAGATGATACCGATATATTTGTGTACTCATCTAGTCCAGAATCGTCCAGATCCTTAATCATTCTAAATTCTGTTTTCTTTACAAAAGCAGAAACTTGGGAAGCAAATTCAGTTGAATCATTTTCAGTCGTATTAATAAGGTCTGTTTTCAAGTAAGCATAGTTAGGCATCTTTAGCCTACATATAGAGTTATTGTAGGAGTCATTGTTCCTGTGCCTGAGTTGGCAACACTAAGTATACCATGTACACCTACTCCCATGTCTCCTATGTATTGATCATTAGCATCTGCTGCTGCTACACGATAACGTATAGCTGTTCCCTTTGCTGTCTTATTCGTAATCTGTTTACTTCCTGTAATAACAATTTCACCTGCAAGTGTTGAATAAGTATGTATAGCAAGAATACGGTTTGTAGATGGGGTAGGATCAGAACCAGTTCCTTCATCGCCTAAAGTTAAGTTGGTATCAATATAACGAAAGCCTGTTATAATTGCTCCATCACTACTTACATTTTGTGCTACTTTAACATTTGTAGTCATAGCTTCTCCTTATAATATTGAGGAAGAGGCATTGCGCCTCTCCCCCATATATCAATTAACCTGCGCTACCGAACCATCCACGCCAATCAGAAACACCAAAGCTATAACGCTCTCGTGCCTTAAAGCGGAGATTACCAGTATCGAAGTCTGGCTCCATCTTCGTTTGAAGAGGAGTACGGTTAAACATCTTAGTACCGTTAGGCACATCAGTCTTAACAAAGTAAGCGTCAGTGTCGGTGAACCTACGGTTGATGTAATACCCATCTGGCAACATACCAAGATGACGAATGGCATTAATTGCATTCGTGTTTGGATTAGCCTGAAGGTCACTCGTTTGAGTGTTTCCGGGGCTAGAAAGAACACGATCTGCAATCGCCCATGAGTCAACTGGAATATGTAGACTTACAGCACTTGCACCAATTAGAATGCCACGATCATCTTTGATCTTCTGAACATTCGTAAGGATAGTTTCAAGTGTGGCTTCAGACAAATCAGAAGCAGCAGCTAAGTTGCTTTGATTACCGTCAGCTACAGTTGGGTGAGTTGAAGCAAAGAAAGCTACACCGTCACCAATAGTATCTGAGAAACCATTGTTGAAAATGTTAGCAGCTTTAACTTGCTTAGTGTTAGCCATTGCACGAGCAAGACCTCTAGCACGAAGCTTGGCAAACGTATCATAAAGATTGTCTTCCATTGCTTCTTCAGTAATGGCAAATGCCAATGCTACAGTCTCAGCCGTATAACGGGCTACATAACTCTCTTGTGCGTCATCATAAGTAACAGCAGCACCTTCACCTTTAGTTGGCGCAGAGCCAAATCCAGTGAAAAGTACTTCTTCTTCAAAAGCACGATCTGAGTTTTCTATTTCAAAGAGTTGTTTATGTTCATCATTAACTTCTCCATATTCAACTCCAAACACAGCATTTAAGCCGGGAAGGAGTTCTTTACTAATACTAGCTCTATTTATAGCCATAATAAATCCTCCCTATTAAGCTGTAGACGCTGTTGCCGTAACATAACGGTCACGGTGTGTGTTAAGATATACTTCCACGATTGGATAGGCATCCCCATCACTCTCACTTGGAAGTTTAGCTCTGCCTATACCACGCACAGCAGCAACAGCTTCTGTACCTGATGCACCATCTAGGTAATAACTAGACTGACCAGTTGTGGTGTTGCCGGATGAAGCCGTAGAACTAACAGTAACATTGTAGTTCTTTACGATCAACATTTCAGCAGCAGACAGCGTTAGTGAACATTGAATGTGATACGTTTGATCTGGATTCGTAATCACAAAAAATTTAATATCTGTGGCACTTGTTCCCCCGTTCCAAAAACGAGCAAACTTCTGCTCACCATTCTCAACATATTGACAACCCATGAATACTCCAGAAGGTTTCAACGTAGCAGCAATATACGGAGATATTGTTGCAAAGTTTGCACCCGGAAGTACTACTGGATCACCAGTAAAAATGTTATTGGTTGGTGTACCTGCAAGGCCAGTAGATGACCATGCAATGACATCGGTTACAGCTTCATTGTTGTAACCACCACCAATCATACGAGCAGGAGTAAAGCCACGAAATGCTTTAGTAGTAGACATTTGTTTCTCCTAATCTATAGAGAAAGACTTAATCTTGAAAAGAAGGCTGTCTTCCTCTGGTTGTAACTGATTTACTTGTATTTGAAATCGGCATACGAGAATCATTGTTACGCATGAGTTGTGCATTTACCGCATCCATCATCTCTTTAGATTTATTCTCATAATGCTTCCTTCGAGCCATTACCTTTCCTGTTGGCAACTTCGCCAACGCTAAGTCTCCACGACAGACTGTACCCGTGTAACGGCCTTCTTTCCTTACGAAGGATGTAATAGCAAGTTCAGGTACTTCATCAGGGGTAACAAATTCCCAACCTTGTTGTTGTTTCTTACCTATATTAGAGATATCATCTTGGCCTTTTACAGATATACGCAACCAACGTAATGACATTCCGTCATTGCTGAATCGTGCTTCTACCTCTTCAGGTATCTTAAGGGCATCTGGCTCCTCAAAGGTCCACTCTTCTTCTCTAGTCTGATTTTCTCTACTTGTATTACTACGTTGTTCATTTCGTGTTGTCATCTTTAATCTCCCACGTTACGTTATGTTGGTATAGCCGTCTGAGTCATCAACTTTTAATTTCTCAGCAGCATATCTTTCAAGTGGTATATCCCATTTCTGTGCTAATCTAACATCTTCTTTTGTTAGCTTAACTTTTTTAGAACTGGTCGGGGATGAACGTGAACCCCCCGATACTACTTGAGCAGGTTTTGACGTATTTTCCTGCACACGACTTTGACTTTCCTCAAACTTCTGTGGAAAAGCCGACTTAATCCTGTTATCAATTTCTTCATAGAAGTCTTGATCCATTGGATCATATCCTTCTCCTTTTAATTCTGCATCTATTGCTAGAGCAGCAGCCGTCATAACATTATCTTGTCCAAACCAATCATTATTAGAAGCCCATTCTTCTGCTTTTGGATCAGATCGTTGAGGCTGTGGTTGAGATTGTATTCGTTGTTGAACTGGTGCTTGCTCTACCTCTTGGTAATTACTTTTAGCAGCGGTTACATTTTTAAGATCTATCTGAGCATCATTAAGCATTTCTTGTGCTTGTAAAACTTTTTCTTGATCTCCTTCTTCAAAAGCATTTGAATAAGCTGTTTTGGCTAATTCAATCTTATCTTGTAACTGCTTTTCTGAAATATCTAAACTTGTTTTATTTAGTGTAGTTACTTCTTGATTTCTTGTTCTGAGGTTATGATTTAGTTCCTCATTTTTTTGGATGAGAGCTTGAATTTGTTCATCACGTTCTTTACGTTGACGAATAAGTTTTCGTATTCTTTGTTCGGCTCCTTTTGTTTTTATACCTTCTAACTCTGGAGCTTCAGCTTTTTTATTTACAGGTTCATCTTCCTGCTCAATTTCTACTTTAGTTTCTTCTTTTTCCTGTAATTTTATTTCAGGTTCTTTCTTAGGTGGTTCTTCAAATTCAATTTCAATCTTATCTTTTTCTTGCTCTGCATTCTGAACACCTACTGTGTTCCAATTATCTTCTTCCATTTTATTATCCTTCCGTTGTTTACGAGACAAACGATTTACGTATTTACTATATTATACCATATAATTAACGATTTCCCAAGTTAAATTAACATTTTATTTAATTAAACTGATCCTCTTGTTAAGTTAAATGTAGGATCAAGATCTTTCGGATCTTGTAATTTCATAGTTATTTGATCATCAAAAAGTAAAATAAAGCGAACACCTTTATAAAAAAGTTTTGTTCCTATATGTTTACCATAAGAAACATGATCACCTACTTTACACCATGCACCTGTTGGAAATTTTTCCTTATCAAAATAAGCTAGATCTCCTAGTGCTACTACTTTACCTACTGTTGTTAGGTAAGACATATCATCTTTAGTTGAATCAGGAATATAGATACCACCCTTTGTCATGCTCTTAACTGATACTGGACGTACCAAAACATGATAACCCGGAAGTTCTGGAAGAACCTCTGGATCTGGTGCTTCTTCTGGATCTGTTACCCATAAGTCATTCTTCACTGATTTGCCTAAGTTTACTTCTTGCATTTTAGTCCTCATCTTCTGCATACATGCGTTTTTTAATAATTTCTGTTAGATTGTTTCTAGCCCACTCAAGACTAGAAATGGACCCAACAATCTGACGATAGTGAGGATAATCTTCCGCACTACCATTACCTAAAGAAATACGAAGTTGATTAATCTCTTGATTAAACTCCTTCACTACTTCATCCCAAACTTCCATTAGGCTAGTTTACCACCCTTATGGTTTTGCTTAGTAGCTTTAATTGGTGTGGGCCATTCCCAAACAGAGTCTGGTTCCCATTTATTTAATCCTGCTCTTACTTGGTAATCTCCAGTAAGATCTTGTTTATAAGGATCACCAATAGATTTATCGGTATTCTTTACATGTGAAAGATACCCTTTACCCTTCTTCATCATTACTTCTCTCCTTTATTGTAACGTGCTATAGTTAAATTAACTAATGCTTCAAGACTTTTTTCATCTATATCTTTTTCATCTTTTTTCATATCAGTAATTATATCTTTTATTAAACGCTCTTTAGTTCGGTTATCTTCCGCAGATTGTTTTTCTTCTTCAACTGCTAATTTACCAAGAACATCCATAGATTTTAATTCTTTTTTACTATCTCTATCAAACTCAGCTTTTTCTTTCTTAAAATCATCAGTAGCTCCTGATTCAAGCATATCTATAATTTGTTTATTCTCATCAAGCTCAAGTTGTTTTTCTTTAAGTTCCATTTCAGCAGCTTGAACTACAGTATCTGATTGTAACTTTTGTTTCTGTAGTTCTACCTTGGCTTGTTCTAAAGCTACAAGTTGCTGTTCAGGTGACTGAGCCATACCCATTGCCATATTTGCATTCATTACTTGTTGTGCAGCTTGTGCCATAACCATTTCAACTACAGAAGGATCTTGCTGTTGTTCTGGTGGTAATTGTTGTATTGCTTCTTGTGCTACTGA